CTGATAACAAACAGGCAATTACTCAAAGTCACCATATCACAGAACCTTATTTCTTTATTCACTCTGAGATATGGAAGTCTGCACTTAATGATTGGTTGAACAACTTTAGAACGTACTGTGAAAATATATTTAATGCCAATCCTCAATTAAAAGAACATTCAATACATTATTTTTTACCTGATGGAACATCTGAATTATTAAAGGTTACTCCAGAAACTCTTAGACATTGTGATGTTGGTTTATACCTTACTAATTCTGGACAGATACAACAGTATACAGATTACATGCTTCAGCTTGTACACGCCTTTGCTCAAAATAGCGGTGAAGGAATGTCAACTATTTCTGGTTTACTTAAAGATATGGTATCTGGTGCTTCTCCTGAAGAAATTCATAAAAGAATTGTAATTGAAGAACAGAAACAGCAAAAGAGAGCTGAACAAATGGAGCAGATGAAACTTCAAAGCCAAGAGAAGCAAATTCAAATGCAAATCGAAGCTAGAGAAGACGAACAATCTCATCAAATAGAACTTGCTGTTGTTAAAGAAACAGAACGTAGAATAACTGAAATTCAGAAAAGCACAATTTCAGCACTTGGTTTTGCACAAGACACTGATGTAAATAATAATGAAGTACCAGATATAATTGATGTTGCTAAACTTCAACTTGAAGGAAAAAAATTAGAACTTCAAGGTAAAGAATTTGAACATCAAAAAGAAGTAGACAAAGAACAATTAAAACTTAAGAAAGAAGATAATTCTATTAAAAGAATGAAAAAAGCATCCGTTAGTAAATAGGGTGCTTTTTATTTTTTTGCTTGAATAGAATTAACAACGTCTTTTTTCGATTATTGTATAATTGATTATACAAAATACATAACCGCACCGTAAATTTGTAAAAATTATGAATGATATATACATTCCAGATTTTGAAGATGTAGTACTTACTATCACTAATGATGATCTTCCTGTCGTAAAAGAAGATATTGTTTCAACCAATAACGATGTTCAAACGGTTGTTCCAACAGAAGATACTCAAGATATCATAGAACCAAAGTATTCTGAAAATGCTGACCCAAAAGCAATTGCTTTCTTTAGTGAATTAAAAGAAAGAAATTATCTTGTAGAAAGAGAAAATGAACCATTTGATGGTACTTGGGAAACAATTGATTCTTATATTGAAGATTTACCACAAGCTGTTCTCAACTCTGTTGTTGAGGGCCTTCCTGATATTTCTAAACCCGTTTTACAATTTATTGCTAATGCTGGTGACAACATTACTAAAGATGAATTGAAAAGTTTCTTCAAATCATATTTTGAAGATCTTGAGGAAACAACTACTAGTGTAGAGACTGTTGATTCTGCTAGAGAATATTTAGAAAGTGTTTACAAGGCCCAAGGTATTAAACCCAATTTGATTGGTGTAATGCTTGATAAACTTGAGGACGACGATCTTATTCTTGACGAGGCTAAAGCAGAAATGGAAAAGCAATCTACTTCTTTTTGATGTTCAAACTCTTTACCCTGAAGTTCTAGTTTTTTTCCTTCAAGTTGAAGTTTAGCAACATCAATAATATCTGGCACTTCATTGTTATTTACATCAGTATCTTCTGCAAAACCAAGAGCTGAAATGGTACTCTTTTGAATTTCAGTAATTCTACGCTCTGTTTCTTTTGTAACTGCCAGTTCAATTTCATGTCTTTGAATATCTTCTCTAGAATCAATTTCCATTTGAACCTGCTTCTCTTGACTTTGAAGTTTCATCTGCTCCATCTGCTCCATTCTCTTCTGTTGCTTCTGCTCCTCAATTACAATTCTTTTATGAATTTCTTCAGGAGAAGCACCAGATACCATATCTTTAAGTAAGCCCGAAATAGTAGACATTCCTTCACCACTATTTTGGGCAAAAGCATGAACTAATTGAAGCATATAATCGGTATACTGTTGTATCTGTCCAGAATTAGTAAGATATAAACCAACATCACAGTGTCTAAGAGTATCGGGTGTAACTTTCAGTAGTTCAGAAGTTCCATCAGGTAAGAAATAATGAATCGAATGTTCTTTTAATTGTGGATTAGCATTGAATACGTTCTCACAATAAGTTCTAAAGTTGTTCAACCAGTCATTAAGTGCGGACTTCCATATTTCAGAGTGAATAAAGAAATAAGGTTCAGTAATGTGGTGGCTTTGAGTAATTGCCTGCTTGTTGTCAGTTACATTAGAACCACTATCAAAAGCGGCTTCTCTTTGAGGAGATATCCCCATTGCCAGACCAATCTCTCTTTTAGTATATTCTAAAAGATTCTGAAGATTAAGTAATTCAACAGCAGTACCTAACATATAACCAGAGCTGCCAGGACTTCTAGTTGCAGGTGGTAATCCACCCAAAGAAGATTGAGAACCTGAATAAAAGTCTTTATTTGTCTTCTTAAGTATTGTTAAATACGCAACAAGTTTATCTCTAATTGGTTTACCGTCAACATCTTCGCCCAACATATCAGGAATTTGATCTACATCAACTGCCTGAATAGCACCTTGATATTTACTCAACTCTCTATTTTGAATATGCTTAATATAGATAAATTGAAAGTATGGTGCTAGAGCTCTTTGAAGTAAAGATACTGATTTAGCGTTACGAGCATTAAAAATAGCACCTTTAGTGCTTAATTCAAATGTACTAAACGGTTGCTCAATGTTGGTGTATTGATAAGGTACTTCTCTAAAGATGGGATAAACAGAATCACCAAGTCTAATCACCTCATACTTTCTTGGAATCCAGAGTTTTTCGGCAGTAAATTCTGTTTGCATAATATCGTCAACCCATCTAAACCTTTCAGACTTTTCGCCATATCTATTAATAAACTTTTCCATTTGAGCACTATCTGGAATCTCAAAGTCAATAGGCATTGGAGTAACAATCTCTTTGTTATACTCATCCGTATAGCTTAAAAAGATTAATTGTTTAAATGCTTTAAATTCAAAGTGGGTTTCCCAAATAAGAGATTTTTCTCTTTCTGTTCTATCAGAAGACATGTTTAACCCAACATCTTTGTTGTAAAGACTGTTGTTATCTTTGTTTAATTCAAGATAAAGATTGTGAGAATAATCATCGTGAATTGGTCTAGCAGTTGCTCCTATCGCATGACGTTTGTCAAGAGAAGAAGAAAACGTTGAATTAAATATACCTAGTTGTTGTAACTGTTCATTAGTAAGATCATAGTTACTAAATACATCAGCAGGAGTTAGGGCTTTCTTATACCAAATCCAAGAACCTTTTTGAACATAACGTTCATTAGGATTCTTGTGGAAACCAACAAACATTGGGTTTCTAATTTCAATGTGGGGTTTGCCATGTTTCCAACCACAATAAACAAAAAATCTATCAGTAATAATAGTATCTTCAAGAGTATCCATTTTCTTCATCTTAATATCCTGATCGTACATACAATACTGAAGGGCCTTACTATAAAAGATTTCCATTTCGGACATCCAATTTTTGTTAAGCAGGTCTTCTGGTTCTAACTTAGTTCTAAGTTCTTGTGTGTACTTTTCAATTTCTTCTGGAGACATTTGTTGCATTTGCATTTTCTGTCTCTCAATTTCAATAGCTAATTTTTCGTCAACAGATTCTTTGATCTTGTTAAAGAGTTCATCATTCTTGTCTTTAACCGCCTTAGAAGTAAGCAGCATGATTCTATGTTGATCATTTCTTGAAAGTATTTCTCCCTTGAGTACATTAATTTTATTATGTAGTTCGGGATAGGGTACAACATTTTCTTCAATTGCATCCATATCTTTACCTGCTGGATTACAAAAAGCTTGAATTTCAGCTCTAAATCCATCGAGATTATTATTAGCAACTTCGTAAGAAGTTTTCATTATATTGTAATCTTCAACAATAGAATTGTCTCTTTGTACAATATGACCCATGTAGTCTTTAAACCACTGCCCATCATTTGCAAACTTTTCTTTTTCAGAAAGCTTCAAATTAAACACTGGGCTTTTGCTTTGTTTTGTCATCTTTATTATTGTTTAAAAGTCCGTACCTTGCTTTCATAACATTCATGTAGTGTTTCAATCTTTCTGGATGAAGTCTAAAATAATTCAACAGTTCTTCAATATTACTTTTTATTGGTGTTTCCTCTTTTGGTTCATTATTCATTATATATAATATAAGAAGTATTTATTAATAACTCCACCAGCGCAAAACTATTTTGTAAAGCATTAATAACAACATGTGTTGAATCAATAATGTTTTCATCGTGTTGTTTGGTTTTTGTATTATAAGGAACAGTAAAAATTACATTAGGATTATAATTGGCATTATTAAGTATTTGCCAATATGGTTTTTTTAATACTTCTTTTACAATACGTTGACCAGGGGTTGATTCAAACGGATAACTTAATGCTAAATCAATAATTTCTACACCAGCGCCTCTTACATATCCATTCTTAAATGAAGATTTAATTGCACCAACAGAATCTTCAATTCTATCATATTCTTCTTTAGCGTTTTTTTCAGTAATTCCGCCCACATAAATAATAGCAGATATTTGCTTTAATCTATTAATACGATTAAGATAATCTTGTTCATCATAAGATTCAACAGCAGCGGCAGCCAT